CCCATATACCAACATTACCTATCGGGTCTTTATAAACTTCTTCTGCTAGATCAGTTCCTTCTATGTAAGCCCACTCAAGTCGTTCCTCATAGGTATGTTTATTCATACCCCAATGGTTTGCACCTGCTATGGCTAACCAGTTCAAGTCTTGCTTAGTCTTTATCTCTGCACCTTCATAGAATCTATGCAGCCCTCTAGCTATGTCATTACCTTGTGGGTGGAAGTGTGCAGTTAGTGGGTACATACGACCGCAAAAATCCATTTGAAAAACATGGAAAAATTTTTCGTCACAATATCTTTTTGCTGTATCAATCATGGATAGTATCTGATAACGCTTGACCATATTCTGTGCGTTCATATCATGGATTAAAGAAGCCATATACCGCCACTCTTTTCTTGCTTCCTTATTGGTATCTATATCGAGTGGTTTTGTTGGCAATTCTGCAAGCTCCCTATCTATCAATGAACCAACCTCTATTCGTTCCTCCCAACAATATTCAAGAGTTTCTAATACAAATTGATTTACACCCCAAGCTGTCTGACTCGCTAGAGTTAACGCTTTCAGACTTGTTGTTAAGTCTTCTCCTCGTAGTGTGTTTAGGTAGTCTTGATTAGAACTCTTGATAGCTTTTGTTTTAAGCCTGTCTGTAAAGTAACCACCATTGTCAATCGACTTCCAAGGGCGAGGTACATCTAGACAAGGTAGGTAGATAGGAAAGGCAGCAATCCTATTTGATCTACCCTGTCTTATATACTTCATAAACCTATCAGTAAACACAACATAACTTGTGGTTGTCTTACCTACCTTCTTGTTTACTAGGTTAACCATATTAATTTTTATCATTATCAACTCAATCAACTTAAGCCCAACCTTAAGTTTATTACCCCTTGTCCAAGTCTTAAACTCATGGCCTTTACTGTTCATGTGATAGACCATAAGGTTTCTTTTGTAGCCTTCGTTCTTGGTATCTCTGGTATGTTTCTTTATGTTCTTAAAATGTTTAGGGTCTAGCTCTTCAAACTTAGTAAACCTAAGTTCGTCTTCTAGCATCTGCCCTATCTTGAGTGCAGTAGATACAGTTGTCTTTAACTGCGAAGCATTATCCAGTAATACTTTAAAAGCAATAAAGGCAACTACATCTACGTCTGGGAACTGAGAAAGAAACAAAGCAGAAACAGCTTTAACTCCTACCTTACCGCTAAGACTTTCATCTATATGATCTTGTATTGCTTTGCTTAACTTCTGTAGTCCTGACTCTATGATGTTGCGAGCATAATAGTTCTCTGACTCCCTGCCCTTCTCTATATTTTTGTTTTGTTTACTGATCTTGTTATAGGCTGAGATGCTTGAGATACTAGCTTCAAGTTCTAACTGTTTTTTGCTAGGCTCAATCATTCAATACTCCGACCACACTATGAAGTGCTTTAGGTGCGAGGTGTGCATAGATCATGGTGTTCTCTATGTCCTCATGGCCTAGCCAATCCTTAACCAGTAATATCGGTACTCCTCTTTGTACTAGCCTTGATGCACAGGTATGTCGGCATAGGTGTATGGTATAGAACTTCTTATCGGCATAACCTAAGTCCTTCCTAGCCTTCTGCCAGATATTATTTAACCAAGCATAATTAACACCACAAAATACTTTTTCTGTTGGTCTTCCACTATAAGAAAGACATTTTTTCATTATCTTTTGCACTCTATCTGTCATAGGTACAGCTACAGCTTGATCGTTTTTTCTATCGTTAAAATTAATTTGATTGTTTTCAAAGTCAACAAATCTGTTTTCTAGATTCATTAGTTCATTTACTCTGCAACCTAAATCAATTAAACATTTAATAATTTCTGCTGCTAGCCAAGTGTTTGGATTTTGTTTTGAATAAAGATAATCTAATAAATCTTTTTCCATATCCTCAGTTAGATAATGAACCTTAGTATTCTTTGTTGGTCTAGGTTTTGGGAACTTAATCATCTCAATGTATCCGTCTTCCTCCATCTCTTGAAGTACGACTCTTAGGTAGCCCATCTTTTGATTGACTACTGCATTACTATTCTTACGTTCTTGCTTAAGAATATCCATCATCTTGTTAACCATAGGTCTAGTAATTTTATTTACTGGTAAGTCACCAAGTGCTTTGATGTTATGCTTCATTCCTATCAAAAAATTAGTAGCAGATTTGGTTCCGTTCTTTCTTCTTTTATATACAACTCTAGTTGCTTCAGAAAGTGTAGGCATTTTAGTTTTCATGGTGGTTCTTTAAAGGTTTTTTTCTAGGTCATCTATCATTTCAAGATAGCCCTGTTTACCAAAGGCGATAAGATCAGGGATTGTATATTCTCTTGTGGTAAATCTATGACCACAAGAAAGGCACACCCTACGTCTATAGACATAAGGTGTGATGCTTTTGTTTCGGAAGCCTTTAGTTAGTTCAGCTTTTCTATAAATAGTTTCACGAACTTTAACGTCTAGGCTTTCGCATTTAGTACATTTCATTGGTCAAAGTGATTCCTCCCAGAATTTAATTAGTTGTTTTAATTCAGCAATCCTTTTCTTGGCTACTGATGTTTTCTCAGCCTTGCGTATGCTGATTTGTTTCAGCATGGCCTGAGTTTCTTCGTTAATCTCTTCCATAAAATTCATTTCAATATCAAATAAAAAAAGAAGGTTTTATCGTAAACCTACAACGATTGTATTGTTGGGCGGTGCTGGGCTGCACATGGCGACACGTTTCTGCGAATACAGGGGCAATGGTAAGTCACCTCGCAAACCTATTAAGTTGTAGAGGTGTTAAAAAAGGTTTTAATCGTGAACCTTAAACGATTGAGAAGTGCTGATTTTCTAAGCGTGAAATAGTGCAGCATAACCTGTCAATTAGTCGCAAAACAGGGTCGGTTCACCTCGCAAACCTATTAAGTTGTAGAGGTGTTAAAGCTAGTTCTTAATCGTGGAACTAGCAAGCGATTGTATTTCGGGGAGTTGATGCAAACTGCATGGCCTAACGGGACTAAGCCTAGCTAGAAATAGGACTTACACATAAAGATGCCTACAAACTAATCTTCATCTGGTGGTTTTATTCTTGGGATAGTACCACCATCTTTTTCTATCCGCACTACTTGTTTCTTTGCACCATCAACAGCAGATGAAATAAAGGCATGGCGACCTTGATTAGAATGAAGTCTATCTTTGTCATACTGACTAAGATTATCTTCATCAATCCTATTAAACATTTTTCTAGTGGCTCTTTTATGTATGTTCAAACCTGTATAAGCTCTCTTATCAAGATAAGATACAGCTTCTTCGTCAGTTAAAATATACAAAGCACCTTTGTCTTGTTTAATAACTAAAGGTTTACCTATTGAAACCCTGCTTTCATCTATCCATTCTTTAACTTGTAAAGACCTAAAACTAATATCTCTATTAGAGTGATTAGATTTAGGGATAAATCCTTTTGTTGATAGAAGAAAGTACATCTCTTCTACCTTTTCAGCATCAATGGTTTGACCTTTTTTAAGTTCTCGCCAAGCAATACCACAAATTTGAATAGGATAATCTTCAGCGTTAGGCTTCATTCGTCTACCTCCTGTAAATTTGTTACGACAAACCTGCCATATCTAGGTCGCCAAGTGCCAAGCCCTTCAGCTTTACCTGCCATGTTAGCTATACGTCTTAGCTGGTCCATACCCATAAGCTCGTCATCAATAATGAGATGAAAGGTAGCTGACCAGTTAGGAAACAATAATCTGTTTACCCATACACCCCTTCTTGTAAAAGCTGCGAGTTGATACTTTGGTTCTCTTGAATTAATTAAATTCAAAGCATCTTTTTCTTCTGGTTTCTTTGCACCAAAATTAATCTCTGGATTAGTGTCAACAAAGATAGCTCTTGATACATCTTTACCAAGCTTCCATTTCTTAGCAGCTTCTTTCAAACATTTTTGTAGGTTAGCTGCTGGCAAGTAAGGGTTACTAAACCCTTCAAAAGATACAGAGTTTTCACTTTCATCAAGTGTAACTTTACCTTCTTTTTTCCAATAGCCAGAGTAAAGCCAATCCAAAATACGAATAGCCCTATGGACTCCATCTGTTTTTGCATTACCTTTTTTATCAGTAAAAAATTTCTTGCATTTTTGATGTTCTCCTATTGGGTCAGAGTAATTAACATTTCCACATAGTAAAGGTGTTGTACCTTGTACTGAAATGTTTACGAAGCGTTGTGTCATGGTTCTGTTTAGTTAGTTTTGATTTGGTTAATTGTTTTAACAATTTCTTTTTTGTAACACTCAATAGTTTCATCTACTGAGAGATTGCCCTCTTCATCAGAGGGCGGAAAGATAGTAAAGTCTCTATCGGTAAGTTTTGCAACTCTATGAAGTATGCAATCAAGCTCCCAGAGAGTAGCAGTCTTTGATCTAGGCATGATTAATAAAATTCTTAAGAAAGATATACAAAAGAATTACTAAGCATACCCAAACAATTAAGGTAGTCATTGCTTTGTGGCTCCTGTGGTTTGGTTAGTGGTATTTGGCATACCTGTATATAAGTATGCCAAAGGATAAAAGAAAAGTCAACCCATTTATTTTTGAAAATAAGTTTTCCAAGTTTGGGCTACGGAAATTTAAGGGTTGACTTTGGTGTTTACTGATCTTCTTTTTTGAGTTCCATTATCATGTAAAGCATATTGTCTAATGCTGACAACGATAATTCTTGACCTCTAACTTTTTGATTTAGTTTCTTTTGTAAATAATCAAGATAATAAAATCTTGTTTCTTTAGATAGTTTCATTTGTTTAGATTCCATTGTGGTTAAAAAGTAAGGGTGTAAAGATACCTAGAAGATAAAACAAGCACCTTCTAGGCGATTCTGAGTGGACTTAATAGTAAAGTTTTACAGTTTTAAGGTACTTAAGTTTACGTTTCCTAGAAACACTCCCATCTTTAAGTCTTGGAAATATTCCAAAAGTAGAAGCCGACCAACCATATTTGTGATTAGTCATATCGTAAATACCAACTTGCCATTTTGTTTCTGGTTCCCATTTGTAAATGGTTTTCCAATCTTTCTTGGCTTGCTTTACACATTTAAGTGCAGCGTGTTCTGGTTCTATCGAACCTTGATACCAAGAGGAACCGCCACCAACATACATAAATGCTAGATAGGTTTTCTCTTGTTTCTTAGATTCCATTGTGGTTCTAAATGTAAGGTTTACAAGTGAAAGGTTTGAGAGCCTTTCAAGGTAGGCATAGAAGCCCACCTAGAAAGAATCTAATTGTTATCAAAATGATAAAGGATATTACTACCCATGATTTCGATTTCTTCACGTTGTCGCATCATGGCTAGATAACCTAAATCAACTGAATCATCAATAATACCAATTACTGAAGACATATCTTCAAAAGTTGCTCTTGATGGTATTTCAGCAAGCCATTCAAAAAGACAGCTATTAGAAACATCACAGCAATTATCAGCAATGGATTCTCTTAAAGCATCTTGTAAGTTGTCGTAAGTAAGCTCCTCATCATCTGAATAATATTCAAGAAAACTAGAAACAAGATTTTTAATTGTTTCATATCTCCAATCATTTGGAAGTTCCCCCATGTGAAGCTCTCTAACTAAGTCTTGATACTTGTTTTTAGATTCATCTTTTAAGAAAAAATAATGTGAATTATTTTCTCTTTTTTCTCCTTCAAAAGAATTATAGAAATCTTGTAATTGATCTCTTAGTGTTAATTCTGTTTGTGTTGTCATGGTTCAATTTGGTTTGTTTGGTTTGTAGAATCTTTTTTAAGGATTCTTTAGAACCTACTCTATGTAGGCTCTAAGGAATCGTTAAACGTTTTCCACTACAGTAATTAATTCATAAAATGCACCTAAGTTATTTTTTTGGTTAAATTCAATGAATTTCTTAGCATAGTTTATTGCTGTCAATAATGATTTTGATGTACAAATAAACTCTTGTGGTTTGTCAAAATCTGAGCAATGGTAAATAATTTTGTAGCCGTACATAATTAAAAATTGATGTCTTGTGGTTTTTCTTGTACTAACTCAAAGTTAAAGCCAAGAATTTTTAAACAATTAATATTGTTTTGAGTGAGAGTTGAGTTGCCTGTCAAAGACTGCAAAGCACCTCGTTGTTTGTCATCAATTACATCTACATAAGTCTGGCCATAAGCTGAACGTGTAGATACTTTAATTGTTGTTGTCATAGTGTGGTTCTAAGTTTGGTTTGAATCAAATCGTTTGATCTGATATTGGTATCATTACATATGCTGTTGCCTATTGCAAGGCTTCAATAGAACTTTCTCTGTAATCCCTTAGTATCACTAATGAAATCCAACTTAACATTCTGTAACAATACCCTCCCTATCGATAACTAAAAGACATATACAGCTTCAAAATTAAGCCAGATACAAGAAATACCACCAAATAATATAAGATATATTATAAGATCCTAGTTATATCAATGCTTTTACTAGATATATCTTCTTTTTTTCTATAAAAAAGTAATAGGGCATTGGGGATTCTAGTAATTTATATATGCGTATAAGCCCTTCAAATTTTTGTTCCTAATTTTTTTTGGGTAGGAATCATGCAGCAGCAGGTCAAGGGTCCTCCCCCCTAGTGAAATCCTAAGTATATTCTTAGTGTAATCTTAGTGAGTAGATGTTGTTCTTTCTCCTATAGTGGTCCCTAATAGAAATCCTTGATAAAACCTTGGTCTGATACGTTACTATTTCTTATTTGTTGAGGAGTCATACCCATAGCAGTTTGACAGATAGTGTTATTCATTAGGTCGTTCCAGTTATCTGTGTGAATAGAGAGTAGTTCTTCTTTTCTTTTAGAGATATTTAGGTCTTCATTTTGAGCCATGTACTCTGTCCAGTAGGCAACTGCACCTGCTAGGGAGTCAACAAGGTCATCATGTACTAGGGAACCTCTGTGACGAGATATTCGTGATAGTTGATAGACAAGTTGGAGCTTTAATCTTCTTTCTGGTGTTTCTTGAGGGTTAGAACGGAAGTCTTTTTCTATCACTTTGCGGTCAATTATGAGCCTGTGAGAGTTCATTACAGGTTCTAATGTGTCGATTATGCGTAGTTCTTTAGTCTTATTGTTTCTAACGTCTTCAACTTGGCATGGGTGGAACCTCATAAGGAAGGGTTTTAACAGTTCAGCAAACATACCACCGCCAAAGTTTTGTTCTACGAGTATTTGATTTATGTTATTGTCTCTAGCAATCTTACTAATTTTCTCCAGAACGGCATCTGAGTAGCCTCCTGAGAGTCCTAAACACTCTGTGACGTATAAATTACCATTAAGCATCTTAACGCAGCTTATAGCGGTCTGGTCCTTGCCCTTTCCTGATGGGTCAACAAACATAACTGACCCTGTATATTCTATGAAGTCTCCAAATTCTTGAGCAGGTCGATAAAATCTATCGCCATTAAACCCTACGCATTGAAGATCTTGTATTACATATTCGGGATTGTTAGACCAAATAATTTTTTCTGGTGCAAATTCTTTATTTACAGAAGCGATTACTAGGTCGTTTATTTTTAAAGGGTATCTATCTTGATCTGAAAGGGTTGTATCTAGTTGAAACTGTAGATTGAAGCCAGAACGCCCATAGGAGGCTTCACGTTCCATCAAATCCTGTGCTGAGAACCTTATAGGGTCTACAGGATCATTAGGCTTTACAAGCCCTTCTAGGAGTTCTTTTTGTATTTTAGGAGCAAGTCTATCTCCATAGTTGTTTTTTAGCTGTGGGTATCTAGCTGTCCATATTCTTGTTTCATATCCTCTTTCTTCTAGTGTGAGGTACACAGAATTTTCTACCTGTGGTGTACCAAGAAAGGTAATCTTTCCATTTGGTTTTAAGATCGCTTCAAATTCTTTTACAGCTTCACTAAGTTTGTCTCTCATGGGCTGTGTATAGGAGTTGTTAGGAACTTCTACGTCATCAGCTATAACTTCATCTGCTCTAGCTCCTGACATCTGCCCTAAGACACCCCTAGAAGAGCATGAGGGAGCATGATCGGCCTGTGCAGGTTTTACATCAAAACTTACCTTACTGTTTCTCTGGTCATCTCTGGGGATCAAATCAGCAAGTATTGGCATCTCATTGATAAGACGCATGGTAAATGTAGTAAAGTTATCGGCTCTATCTTTACTGGCAGATACGACCAAGAACTTTAGCTGTGGATTCATACGAAGTCTCCACACTACATAGGTAGATGTAATCCAACTCTTACCTACACCACGAAATCCCTGTATAATTTTACGTCTTGCACCATATTGTAGATATTCAGCTATGTCTAACTGAACAGGTGTAGGGTCTGGTAGGTTTAGATGTCTCCAAGTAACAATTAAGAAATATCTAAAGTCTTGTAACTTTTTTGGTAGTGGTTGCAATTATAAATCAGCTAAAGGTACAGCATCTAAGTCTGGTAGGTTCTCCATAAGCTCTTGCATTGGGTTCTTTTCTACAGGTAAGCACTCAATACCATTATCTTTTAAAAACTGTCTAGCTACGTTTAGATCCCCTGCCTTTGCTTCTCCTGTTTTTATCTTATCCACTAAAAATTTTGCTAATTCATAGTGCATAGTATTTAAAATTTCTAAGCTTTTATCCATGATTAGTCTTGTTTTTAATTAATATAATCACTTTTTATCTGTTTTGCCAAACAGAAGATACTTAATTTTACCTACAAAACCTAGCTTTCTAACCTTTTTATATAATTCCATACCTTTTTCATAGCGATATAATTTGGTTTCTATTTCTGATATACGCATTATTGCTGAAGTCAAAAGCAAATCTTGTAGCTTGGTGTACTTAACAAGGTCTAAACAGTATGCCCTTACAGCTTCATCAGGCAACTGCTCTGTTTCACGTTGTTTGACTTCAATTTCAAATTCTATTTCTGGCGGTGGATTGCCAACAAGGATTTTAAAAAATTCTTTGTGGTTCATATCAGTTCATTTTAGGAAACAACTGTTGCTCCAACATATCAACAGCCCTGTCATCAAGCGTGTTGGTAGTTTGTTTGCAGATTGCTCTAAGCAGATCAACTACTAATCTTTTTACAGCAGTTGTGGTAAAGAACTTTAGTAGTATTGGTTTTAAGAGTTTGAGCATAATAATCTTGTGTTACTTTCCAAACATAGCTACATTGCTAGTATTAGACAAGAGTTTGCACTTCTATGGAAGAACAAGAACCTAGTAAAGTCGAAACCATTGTAAAAGTTTGCGTACTTTTGTGGTCGGCAACGCTATTATCTCTCTCATATTATGAACCGCCATCTGGTAAAAAGATAGTAGATTTTGACCCTACATTTATTGCTTCAATTTTTTCAGCTTCCACAGCTTCACTAGGTTTTTCCATAAAAAAGAAAAAAGATACTATAGTAGATAATAAGAACTCTAAAGTAGGCATCAAATGAAAAAGCTACTCTTACTAGGTTTATTTATAGTTGCACCTTGTTACGCAAACGGAGTGCCAACGTGGACTACTGGTTCAAGTAACAGAACTGAAAACACTACACAAACTATAACTCGCAGCGTAGTCACAGAAAAATATGGGTCTACTATAAATACTTGGGAAGGTTCTAATATAAGTGTGGCTGCATCTGCTGGTATTTCTGGCGGTGATGCAGTATTTACAGTTGCAGATACTTCAAAAGATTGGTCATTAAATGTGACTTCAAGAGCATCAGGTTTAATGATTGAAAAGATCACACAGAATGACACGATCAACACTACTAGCGTTATCACTTCTTTGTCTGTCTTTAGTCAGTAATAAAGCTAGAGCCGAAGGCGATACAAACGTACAAGCTCAACCTAATGCTGTTGGTAATTCCAGTATTATCAACCAGAATATGAATGTTAATAATGGAATGACAGGTAAGCTACAGTTTGGAAACTTGATTTGTAGTCAACCTACTATGGCTGTAACTCCTTTCTATACAGGTAATGATGCACAGGGAGAAGATACATATAGCATCAATGAAGGTTGGGGAATCCAGATGTCATTCATGTTTCCACTAGGAACTAATAATGAAACGTGTTCTGAACTAGCAAAAGTAAAGCTAGACCTAGCCAAAGAAGAACTAGACAAGCAAGTGCATGATAAGCAGCTAGTTCGTATCTTGAAGTGTGGGCAGCTTCACGCAAGCGGTTACATGATAAATCCTAAGTCTAAGTTCGCATACATCTGTAGTGATGTAATCAATATACGAAGTTATGTAAAAGCCAACGCAGAAAAATTTAAGTAGCTAGTTTAGACACCACATAAGTTACCCAGTACAGGTATGTGAACTCTAGCTACCTTTATTATTATCTATCTTTTCTTTTACATTTGCGACTTCTTTTTTAAGAATTTTAGTAAAGATTTTCTTAAATGTTTTCTTGATAAAAGCTAATACGCTTTGCATGGCAATCCCGCCCGCCACGCTCACAACGCTTGCAGTTCCAGCAGCGATTACAGAGGAAGCAATGACCTCTGGGGCAGGTATTGGCATCTCCCCGAAAAATGGTAGATTAAACGTAGCTATAGCTTCTTCACTTGATAAAGTTTCTTTGGTGGCTGGCAGGTTTGTCGGTATTGTCTCTGGTTTTACTTCTAACTCTTCCCCCTTTGCAGATGTTGTTTCTTCTTCAGAAGA